GGTGCGATCATTACAACTCGCTCTAAGAAAACTCCATATGTTTTCAATCTGCAATTACTCCATACATTCGCAAAGCATCGTCGCAAGGGTGTTGCTCGTTTGTTGACGCAAGACTCTCTTGATCGTACGCAAGGATTGGGAACTAGTTATTATCGTGTTTCTGCAGAACCTGATGCAGTCGTGTTCTATGAATCGATGGGTTTTAAATTCTTGGGAAAGCAAAAGAGCGGGTGCTCTCTGAGTATGTTTAAAGTGAATGGTAATAAATTTTCTCGTGGAATATATGATCTTAATGATCCGATAATTCACGCAGCAGTGTATAAAAAGGGTAAGGGTGGTTGTGTCGAAATCTTTGCGTCGTGAGCAATTCATACGCTGGTATGCATGGTCGATGAAATTCGGCGATTGCGATCCAGCCATATGGTGCACCAACTATCTCCACCAGCGATACGAACACAATGACGAAGAAAGACTCTGGTTTGCGTGGTTGTATGGTAACACATATCAACTACCAACTGCATGGGTTCTCAAAAATGAGTTTCCTGACTATGAACTCGCCACTGTGGATCGTATTCGCTGGTGGAATAGTCACAACTACAAACGTCTGAGATATCAAACTGATACAAAGTGGAACAAGGGTCACTTGCCAGCCATGTTCGAATCTTATCAAGAGTTTATTGGCAATCGCACACAAAGAGAAGTTTTGGAGAGTTATTATGGCGACAATGAAAAGCAGACTTTCGACAACCTTTGGAATAATCTTAAAAACTCTCTTTACAAATTTGGTCGCTATTCCACTTGGTTTTATCTTCAGCATCTCCGTCATACTGCTGGCATTAACTGCATACCTACTTCTCTCATGCTTTCTGATTATTCTGGCTCTCGCTCACATCGTAATGGTTTGCATCTTGCCCTCGGCGAAGATGACAAGTATGATACAAAACTCACTAGTGCAGAATGCAATGACCTTGAAAATGTTGCCAAGGACATTCTTGAGGAAACCAGATCTCGATTTCCTGAATTGAGTCATCAAATAGATTTCTTTACAATGGAAACTTGTCTTTGTTCATTTAAGAAAATCTTTCGTGAGCATCATGGGCGATATCTTGGTTATTATCTCGATCGTCAGTCTGAAGAAATTCAGCAAGCAGAAAAAGATGGTTGGGCTGGTATCGAATGGAATGTATTATGGCAAGCACGTCAAGAAACATTACTACAATCGCTTGCTCAACGACAAAATATAAAGCCAGAAAAGTTTACTTATTATGTGAGAACAGGTAGAATAGAAAAACTAGATTGGATGTTTTCAGACGAACAACCCATACAAGAAGGATTGGAAGCACTATGGTAAAAGTGATTGCAATGGGTGGTGAACCAGCAACTGGCAAGACCACACTGATGTTTAAACTAATTTCGATGGCTGATGATTGGCGAATTGTGAAGCCACAAAAGTTACTTGATGCAATGTATTCCAAGAAATTGAATCTTTATATTCTTGGTAAGTATGAAAATGATGGTAACACATTTCAAGGAACTGATCGTCTTTCTATGGCTGTTCAACCAGACGCGCTAAAGTTTTTTGATGAATTGACCTTTGATGCAGATGAAGTCAATGTGATCTTCGAAGGTGATCGCTTGTTCAACGGTAAAATGTTAGACTTCTTACAGGAAAAGTTTCCAGAAGATTTCAAGATTTTAATTCTCACTGTAAAGAATAGCACACTTGATCAACGTCACATTGACCGCAAAGACGATCAAGACGATAAATTTAAAAATTCTCGTAAAACCAAAATCTCGAATATCATGGGGTCGCTGACGCTCATGGACTATATAGTGACAATGATCAACGAAAATCTCGATGATCAAACTAAAATTCTTGAATATATTAAGAAATTTTATAACTGGAGTGAATAATTATGCAATTAGAAGTTCCCATTGAGAAACTACGATCATACAAGTTATTCGTAGCAACCCCAATGTATGGCGGTGCTGCTCACGGCATGTATGTAAAGTCTTGCCTAGATCTGCAATCTGTTTGTTCGCAGTATGGCATTGAAGTTCGTTTCTCGTTTATTTTTAACGAATCTCTCATTACTCGCGCTCGCAATTATCTTGTAGATGAGTTCCTTCGCGCAGAAGGTTTCACTCATATGCTCTTTATCGACGCTGACATTCATTTTGATCCACGAGATGTGGTTGCACTTCTTGCGCTCGATAAGGATGTAGTCGGTGGTCCATATCCGAAGAAATCGATCAAGTGGGGTGCAATTAAGGAAGCCATCAAGAAGCATCCTGACATTGCTGTTGCTGAGATGGAAAAACTCGCTGGTGACTTTGTGTTCAATCCAGTTCCTGGTACTGAGAAGTTCTCTGTTGCTGAACCAGTTGAGGTTCTAGAGATTGGTACTGGCTTCATGTGCATTAAGCGTGGAGTGTTTGATCGATTCAAAGATGCTTATCCAGAGTTGCGTTATCGCCCAGACCATGTTGGTCAGGCAAACTTCGACGGCACTCGTTACATTCATGCATACTTTGATACAGTCATTGATCACGGTCGCTCAGATCGTTATCTCTCTGAAGACTATATGTTCTGCCAGTGGTGGCGTAAGATTGGTGGTCAGATTTGGCTTTGCCCATGGATGAAGACGCATCACATTGGAACATATGCATTCACTGGCGATATGCCCGCAGTAGCCAATTTCGTGGGATCACTATAATATTTTATGATTGTTGGACTTGTTGGCTTCATTGGAGCAGGGAAAGGTACAGTTGCAGATCTCTTGGTAGAAAGACATAATTTTCTCAAAGAGAGTTTTGCGAATAGTGTGAAAGATTCTTGTGCTGCAGTGTTCGGTTGGGATCGTGCCATGCTTGAGGGTGATACTCCAGAATCTCGAGCATGGCGCGAACAACCAGATGAGTGGTGGTCTAAAAAGTTTGGTCGTGAATTCTCACCCAGACTTGCATTACAATTGATGGGAACAGAAGCAGGTCGAGATGTATTTCATCCTGACCTCTGGGTTCACACAGTCTTGCGTCGCTGTGACCAAACACCTTGGAACAATTATGTAATTGCTGATGTGAGATTTCCAAATGAAATTACGGCAATCAAAAATAGCGGCGGCAAAATTATTCGTGTTCGGCGTGGTGATGATCCTGAGTGGTATAATCTTGCTAGAGATTGCAATCTTCGCAATACACTCGAACTAATGCGCAATGCATATCCAGAAGTACATTACTCTGAATGGGCATGGATCGGTAGTCATTATGATATTGTGATGGATAATAATTGTAATTTGAATGAGTTGACCACAAGGGTTGACAAAATAGTTGATTCGTTATATAATAATCGTGTTGAGCAAATTGAGGATGTTAATTATGAAACTTTCTGATAGCACTGTGCAAATTTTGAAGAACTTCTCTGGTATCAATCAGAGTCTTCAATTTAAGTCTGGCAATACTTTGAAGACTATTTCTGGTCTCAGGACAATCTTTGTTGAAGCCACAATCAGCGAAACCTTTCCTAAAGAGTTTGCGCTTTATGATCTGAACAAACTTCTTGCAAAGATCTCTCTCTACAAAGATGCTGAACTTGGATTTGAAGATGACAAGTTGACAATCAATACAGAGAACAAAAAGAAGTCTGACTTTATTAAGTATTGTTCACCGAAGATTATTGTGACTCCTCCAGAGAAGTCAATCACGTTTGGTGATCCTGATTGTTCGTTCAGTCTTTCGCAAGAAGATCTTGCGTGGATGCAGCGTTCTGCTGGAATCTCTGGCTCGCCGAACTTTGTCTTTGAGAGCGATGGTTCTGTAATTAATTTTATCGCCACTGATATTAAAGATGATTCTGCTGATCAATCTAAGATTGAAATTGGAACGAGCGAAGGTGCAAAGTTCCGAGTTGTGATGAAGGCAGAAAACTTTAAGTTGCTCGATGGTTCGTATGATGTTTCTATTGTTAAGAAGGGCATGGCTCGATTCAAGCATAAGACGATTGATATTACATACTACATTGCAATTGAAGCAGCAAACTCGACCTTTGGAGAAGATTGATCATGGCACTTGATAAAGCAAAGGTTCTGGGATGCCTTCAAGAAATCTCAAACTCACTTACTCGCATCGAAGCCGAAAGAGATTTAATTAAAGAAATTTTGCAAAAGATGCAGGATGAATGCGAGATTCCCAAGAAGTTGGGACGTAAACTGGCGAGGACTTATCACAAACGTAATTATGAAGAGGAAGTTGCAGAGCAGAGTGACTTCCAGACTA